CCTGTTGCCATTAAAACCTCACTGATTCAGCCAAGGGATACCCGGCGCGCGTGGCGGCGGCGCAATCCGTTGCTGTGGATTTTTCGGGGCCGGTGCAGCAGGCGATTGTGTTGCGCCCGAAGATACCGCCGCGTAAGCGCCGTTTTCCCGGTCGTAAAAATGATTGATTGCCGCCGCCAGTTTAGAGCTTAAAAACGTCGCTGCGGGAGCAAGATTCTGGTACCCGCCCACGTTTGCCAAAGACGGAGCCGTCCTTTGGTATGCGCTAGCCAAGGCCGTGTACCGTTCGGCATTGTTATAGGTGCGCGCCATTGTGGCGATCAGTTCGCGGGGGTTTGTGTTCATCGTCGGCAAGTCAGCGGTTCCTACATCCGCCATAGGCCGGGTGTTACCACCGCCCACGGTGCGCATTTTGGCCTCCAACAGATTGTTCTGCGCAAGCGCCAGAACAGTCTCGTTAAACGCCCCTGCGTTGCTTGGATCGATACCGTACTTAGAAGCCAGTTGTTGGGGGTCAACGTGAACTCCTTTCGCAACCGCGCCCTGAATACTGCGCACAAGACCTTGAAGGCCACCGGGGATATTGTTGACCGCGCCCACAACTTGCTTAACCTGCGCCGCAAAAGCCGGATTCGCGGCGTCCTTCAAAAAGGCCGTCAGGTTTGGTGTGACCGCTGCAAGACCCCCTTGTTGATTGAAGGTGTTGTAGGCTGCGAGAGTGCCTGCCGCGTTCGCTTGCGATAGGGTCGCGGCCCCTTTATCAACCCCGATTTTGTACGGAAACACCGAACCCGATTGCGCCAGTGTATCAAGCGTGGCCGGTGGAATCTGCGCCAGATTCAGGGTGGAAGTGAACGGCGTCGTGTAGTCATGCGGGAGGGCTTGGGCTAAGACTCCTGGATCGGCGGTAGGACTTTGTGCGAGTTGCACCAAACTTGTTTGCGGTTGCGCCGGAGCGTTTGGAGAATTTGTGTCTACAGGAGGGGCACCAGTAGACCCCGCGTTAGTGGCGAGCGGATTGGGTTGTCCTTGCAGTATAGCCTGCTCGACAGGCACCGCCACACCTGGGGCGAGTGCGCCCCTTTGCGCCATGTCGCGCACGATACGCGCCCCTTGCTGCGGCGACATGATGCTATCCGACAGTTGCTGATAGATGCTGCCGATGACACTTGTCGCGGCAGAAATATCCCCCGGTGCCGCACCCGGGATGTGGAACGCCCCTGGTGCGTGCGGCAGATCTGGTGTACCCTGCGTCACACCCATCGGCCCCTGTGGCGCACCAGCAGCCCCTGGCGTCAAAGCGGCACCAGTAGCATCCGTAGATGGCGTCGGCGTCTGTGGGGTCATCGGCGCAGGCGCCTGCACCCCCGCAACGGTGCTTGCGCCGTGCAGCAGTGCTTGCGCTACGGGGCCGTGTCCTTGTGCAGCGGCAGCATTAGCCGCGCCAAGGCTCGTACCGACTGTATGTGCAATTGCGCCCGGCAACGCCGCAGCCGTAGTAGCACCACTTTGAGCGGCGTTTTGGACTTCAGTCGGTGTTGCGAACTTAGAACCCATTTGCGACAAATAGGCGTCCATGTTGGCCGCAAAAACAGGGTCTTGTTGCATCCGTTGCGCAACGATTGGGTTGCCCAAAACGGCTTGGGCACCCTGCGCCTTGTCCTGTGCCAGCTGGTTGACGGCCATCTGAATTTTCAGGTTAGCGATTGGGATTTGCATTTGGCGCCGCTGTTCTTGCCACTGACCAAGGGCTTGGTTCGCGCCCCCTAATTCACGGAAGAAACAACTCCCCGCTGGCGCGCTGGCGAATCCAGCGGCTACCGCACCCCAATTCGGAGACGCAGCGCGCTGCTCAAGCGCCGTGAGCGCGCTTTGCAAACCTGCTTGATACTGCTGCGCGGCGCTGTCGCTCGCGCCCAGCGGGTTCACCCCGGTGACATTCGGAAGCGCCCCCGCTGGCACCGGGTCTTGATTCAATTGCACGCCCGCAAGTCCACCTGCGTTTCCCATTCTGTTCTCCTGTTACCGGCGCGCAGGGAGTGCCCCGCGATGAACGGCAGATGCGCACCCTGCAGCCCCGCATACCAAGCCGCCTCGTGCGTAGCCGCCCGACGTACAAGGGATGATATAGCCGCCCCCCGACGTACAAGGGATGCACCCCGGCGTACAAGGGAGGATATAGCCGCCCCCCGACGTACAAGGGATGGAAGATCCGCACCCTACTCCTGTGCTGCCATTATCGAAGTAGGACTTCACGGCACCGTACCCATTCTCAACCAGACTCGCTAGGCTCGAAGCCGCCGATGTGCCATTCTGGCTGCTGAACAGGCTCGCCAGCGTACTTCCTACCGCTCCAGCAGCCCCGAGTCCAGACATGGTGCTGGTCTGCCTGCACGTCAGCGGGATTGTCTTGCCGTTCAGCAACCCGGATGCTTTCGTGAGTTCACTCAGCGGGAAGCACTGCTGGTTCTGCAGAATGGTCTGCTGGTTCGCGCCCATCTTGTTGAGCGCGCAGACACCCTGCAGTCCGAGTTGCTGCGTGGTGGAAGCAATGCACGCACCGACCTTGGCGAGATTGCCAAGGTTTTGCGCGCCTTGGCTGGCCGCGCCTGCGGCAGTTGCACCTGCCTGCTGGCAGATCGCACCCTGCTTGAGCGCACCGCACAACGCCGTTTTGTAGCCGCACATCAGCGCGTTTGCCTGCTGACTAAGGATCTGCTGGTTCGCGTTGGCGACGGTCTGCCCAAGCACCTGCGCTCCGCGCTGCGAACCGAACTGGCCGGAGCCGACGGCCCCGGCTGTGGCTTGGGGCGCCAAGTTCTGCTGGATATTCTGCTGGCCCAGCGTGTTGATCTGGTTCACTACGCAATGCACATAGGGGTTCATCAGCTTCGTGGTGCGCGCCCCGAGACACGCCGTCGCGCCCTGCAAGTAGGGCTGCGCGGAGGCCAACGGAGACTGGCCGGTCGCCATCGTGTTTGCGGCGTTAAGGGTGCCTTCCGCACTCTGCAGCCCCGGCTTGTAGGAACATGCCGCGCCCGCTACGGTACCAAATGCTTGCTGCTGGAGCGGTGTTGCGCCGACGAACTTCGCGCCTTGTGCCGCGCCAACACCGCATGTTGCCAGTGTGTTCAGGTACTGGTTGTAGTAGCTCGGTGCTTGCTGCTGTTTCTGGACGCAACCCTGTAGTAGATTCGCCATTTTTATCCTCGCGCCATTCTCAGGTATTCCATCGGGGGTTTCGCCTTCGGCGGGATTTTATCATCCGGGGCCGATCGTTTGTGGGCGCGCAGTTCCTCGCGCATTTTGTTCAACAATTCCGCGCCGCGCTTGTTGTCCCCACCGCCCAACCGGGTCACGAAGGCCGCAGGCAACACATACTCCCCATCTGCGATTTTTGCAGGGAGCGCGGTGCCACCTTCGGCCTTGCGCACCGGGAGCGACTGGCGGAACTGTTCGAGCCGATCCGCTCCGGCTTTGCTTGATCCATCGCCAAAGGCGGACACCGTATCGGCGTCCATCACGAAATCGCCCTGGTGGAGCATGGCCGGGATGTCATCGCTTTGGCCGGTGCCTTTGCCCCGGGCGTAGAAGCCGGTCTTGCCGGTGATGAATTCCGGGTGATGGCCTTCTGGCGCATCAGGGTGATGCTGGGAAGGCAAACCCCCGTGCGCAAGGCCACCCATGCCGGTAATCACGCCGCCATCAGCCATATGGGCCATATGGACGCCCTGTGACCCCGTGATAGGAGCGTAAGGCGAGCACGGCGGTACCGCAGTCGCGGGGGTATTGGGCGGCGTGTAGATCGCCTGCAGGGGGGCGAGGCTGCTCGACGGATGGCAACCCCCAACAACGGATAGTCCTGCCGTCTGTGGCGTCATTCCCGCGGTGCTACCGGCGTAAACGGACTGCGGCAGCGTATTGAGTTGCGCCATGGGATTCAGCGGCTGGCACCCGATGTAGCCGCCAGAAGGGATTGTGGACTGGTAGGGCGACTGCGCGGCTTGGGTGGGCTTACCCACCAGATCTTGGCCGACTTGCGAGCCGAGATAGCTGCCAGCTTTCGACCCCAAGGTGCCCACGAGGCGAGAGCCGGTGCTCGAACCCAGCGCACCCCCAGCACCCCCAAGCCCCCCGGACAAACCCCCGACTACGGCGCCTTTCAGCGCGGAGCAGAGATTGCCGCCGTTGATGCCACCTTCAACGCCACCGATCGTCGCACCGGTAAGAGCCCCCGCAGCGAGTGCGGAGCCGCCGACCATAGGGAGAAAGAAGCCGGACAATTCCGGCGCGACGACCATCGCCGCAGCGGCGAGCAGCAGTTTTGGGTTGTGCCTGACGGCACAGTAAGTGTCAGAAATACCTTGCGCCCCGCATTTGAGGGTTCCGATACTGCCGTTGTATGCGTCCTTCACGGTGCATATAACGCGCCCATGGATCGCATCGCAGACGCCGCTACTCAGGGAGTGCCCGACTTTGCTGATCGCGTTTTTCGCATCACAGATTGCGTGGCCCATTATCAAGATCCCGAAGGTGCAAGGAGGAAAAGTGTATCGTGCGGCTTGCCGTGGATGCGCAGCGACTGCAGATGCAGCCCCGGCATCCCGGAGCGATCCACCATCATCCTCGCCAGCGTGTGGATAGCAGGATTGTCGTAGCTGAAAGTGAGTTCGTGTAGGCCCAAAGTGCGAAACACCCAATGCGTGGCCGCGATGCAGTTCTGCACCAGATTGTGGTGCGTGTCGGCGTTATACATGGACAGGACACCTTTACCAGGGGCCGGTTCCAGCACCAGAAACACCGAATTGCCGAATTGGTGCAGGTGCACATTCGGTTCGTGAAGGATCGCGCCAATGGTGCGGATGTCATCTTCAGGAGGACGGGGATTGCGAGTCTCGTGAAGCGACTGCAGCATCACATCGTAGGTTCGCAGCTGGTGCTGGCGGCTGTCGATCATCATCGTCCTTGCATTATTCCGGTATACCGCTGCGCCCACTCTTGCCACGAACCAAATCCGCGAGAATCGGGCACGCCTGCCGATACAAAGTTTCCGACTGAAACCATTCCATCAACAAAATCGCGCCACTGATTTTCGGGAACTTGCGTGAGCTGTTGCTTCGCAAACTGTTCCACAAGCAGGGCGTTGTACTGCGCCCATGTCATCCCTCGCGGATCATAGATCATCATGGGTTGCCCGTCGAGCGAACGTCGCCCATATTCAGTGTCAGCAGGATACGGCCCATGTAATAGTCTCCGCCTTGTGCGTTGGAATCGAATCGCAGGCGAAGCTCCCGACGCTGCTCGCGCATGTTGACTTTCAGGGTAGTGGGGCCGAAAGAATACAGAGGGCCGTCTACGCTGACATCGTTCGCATAGCCGCGCCCGCGCACTTGCACCGTCATGGCGCCCACCTGCTGGAAATCCGGCTCCATCTGGTCAATGGTTGTCCAGGTGTTGCCGTCTGGTGGCATGATCTGCATCCACGGCTCTTGAAGCTGCTGTGTCGAACCGATCATCCCCATCAGATTGCCAATGCCGGGTGTCTCGAAATAGGACTGGATGGCGTTGACCGTGGGGCCGTAGATCGCGTCCTTGCCGATCTCATGCTGCCACAGCGAATACTTGCCGTCCGTATTGACTTCGTTTCCGCCCCATACGGGAAAGCGGAATACTTCGGAGAAAGTACCCGCCGAACGTGCGGCACCAGGGGCCGATCCTGCGTCGTACCAAATCTGCTCGCGCACGTTGTAGATGATCGCATCGGTGCATTCTGTTGCGTTCCCGCGCGGATAGAAGAACCAGATTTCACCCCAGCGGGGAACTTTGGAGGCCCATACCTTTTGACGCTGCTCGTAGTTCAGGTTGTCGAAAAACCAATTCAGGTTCATTGAATTTGGAACTTCTTGAACCACGCCGTTGTACATCAGGAAACGATCTACCCCGCACCAGTAGATGATGCCGTCATACTCAATCACACAAGAAGAAGACAGGATGGACGACTGGCTGGCGATGATGTCGTAAGTCCAGTAATACGTCAATCCGCCTACGGTCGTCGGGGTATACGTCACCCGGATGACCGAATCGAGCGAGAAGAACAAGCCCGCAGGCGAAGTCGAACCGCCGCGCAGCGCCATCCCTTTGACGATCTTCGTACTGGCAACATTGTTCGCGTTTGAATCCGAGGACACCCAATCGTTGAAGTTGCCTGCGGAACTGTTCTGGATCAGGCCGTAGTTGCCGTACACGAACAGGTATGGGTAGAGCATCACCGCGCCGCCCGATACCGAGATATTGGCGTCAAAGGTCAGGGATTGCGTGCCACTGGCTGTCGTGTTGGCCGATAGCGTTGCGGTGTAGACCCCCGAAATATTCGCCACCGAGAGGACGGTGGTGCCCGCAGGAATTCCTGTACCGGAAACAGAAACACCGGCCCCTACCGCAGCAACCGTCGTAGCGAAGGTGATCGTATCCGTTCCGCTTGTCAGCGTCGCAGTTTCCGTGAAAACGCCTACTGCAGTCACATCGGTACCCGTGAAGGGGCCGACCAAGGGCCGCGTGTTGACGAGGCTGGAAATGTCGGCCAGATTTTGCCCCGGGTGTGCAATGATCTGATAGTTGCCCGACCCATAGGGGTCATAGGCAGTATCCATCTGCCACAAGGTATTGGCATTGGCTGCGAAGTACGCGGTCTGTGTGACCGTTACCGCCAGCCCGGTTCCGGTTCCGCCGATGCTGGCAGCCGCCGCACTCAGAATGTCACCCGTGGTGTAGCCCACGCCCGGGGTTGATAACACGAACCCCGCAACATTCCCGCTGGAGTCCACAGAGACGGTCGCCAACGCACCCGTCCCGCTGCCCCCTGTCACGGGCACACTGGTATATGTGCCGGTCGCGTACGCCGTCCCTGCATCTGTGATCACGGTTTGTGTGATCGGGCCGACGAAATTGATCGTGAAAGGCCCGGTTCCCACTCCCGCATCTGCATTGGTGCGCCATTGCTGCAGCCCTGCGGCATAGCCGGAGATGATGTAATTTAACCCCCCTGTGGTGGTCATCAACATCCCGCGTGAAACACCAGCTGCATTCAGAAAAATCGCGCGGTACCCGCCGATCTTGCGCGGGCGCCCGGTCTGAAATCTGCACCACTCACTGTCGATGTAGTAGGGCGAACGAAACGAAGTTCCGTCGCGCTGGATACCCCCGCGTACCTGGAGATGGACGACCTTTGTAGCCACCTCAGAACGTCCCCGAAGCGATACCCACAGGCACTTTAAGGCCCGTAGGTGTCAGAAGCGCGGCCAACACACCGCCAGCGACAAAGCCAAGTTGCCCGGATGCGGCTAGAAACAAGCCGGTGGCGGCATCCCCCTGAAAATTAAGCGACAAGGCCGCCTGCGACCCATTCGCTAAAGAGATCGTTGAAGGGGTAACAAAAGACGCGCTACTGGCGTTGTAGAGGTTAGTGCCGTCGGACACGATCATTGCCGTTTGGCCGCTAGGAATCGTCACCGTCGCGCCGCCTACCGCACCGGTTTCAAAAGCAAGAGTAAATGCGCCCGTTGTGTTGTTTGTGATTCCGTAAAGCTGTACCGTCTGGGGGAGCGTGACCGTGGCGTTGCTCGTGAGCACACCTTGGTATTCCTGCAGCACATTCGCAGCTTCCGCCGAGGTCAAAACGATTGCACCCCCGGTAATGCTCTTGACAAGTTGCGTGAAAAAGAAGGTGTTGGAGCGCCCGTAACCGAAGGTGTTGAAGCCGCTCCCGTTTGCCACCAGCACCAGGGATTCGGTGATCTGTAGTTGCGCACTGGCCGCGCCGTCGATCGTGTCGGTACCCTGCGGCGTCAGCGTCAGGATGCCGCTGCCGTTGTTGCGGATCATCACAAACCAGTTGTTTGGCGTGCCAGATGACGACGGCAGCGTGAGCGTCCCGGCTCCGCTTTCCCATACAAAGAACGTCGAACGATCAGTGAGCACGAACGCATAGTCGCTGAACAGACCGGTCACTGGATAGGCTTGGTTCAATGCCGATCCGAGGGCGATAAGACCTTCCCCGGCCAGATCCGCAGCATTCGCCGCCGAGGTGCCAGCCCCAAGCGTCACCGAGGCCCATACACCCTGAATCGTGGTGTTGTCTGTCAGGAAGATGTACTGCGCAACGCCGGGCGAGAGCGCCACGATCACATCGCCGATGTTGTCCGTGACGTTGAAGATGATGGAGCCGATATTGCGCACCAGCGCCGTTTGACCCGGCGATACCTGAATCGCGGGCGGGAGCGCCAGGGACAACGACGCAAGTGTCGCTGTGACATCGATGATGCTGGCTGCAGGCGTGGAGTCATTGCCGTTGATCGGCCATTCCAGCACGGTATTCGCCGCGATTGACAGGTTCTCGTAGCTGACGCTGGAAGGCTGGATCGTTTGACCCGTGAACGGATTTGTGTAGGCCATTTCAGGAATCCACAGCGACGGCGGAGCGATCGCCGACGCGCAAAGTATCTTCGGTCTTGAGCGTTGACATCGCCTCGTCAAACATGCCCTTGAACACAGCCAGCCGTTGATCGTCTTTCAGGAACAACATCATCTGCTTGAGCGCGCCAAATAGCATCGCGTTGGGTGCGTTCTGAGTCAACCAGTTGGTCTGGTTGCTCGATGACAGGGGTTCCAGCCGCGTGTACACCAGCGCCTCAACCGCATACGCGATATCGGGAGTGGGGGCGAACATCCAATGGTCGTAGTCGTAGTCCGCGTAGAACAGCGGCGTACCCGGCGCAGAAACGCTTTGCGCGTAGGCGCTCAGGTATTCCAATTTACGCAGCAGCACCGGCTGCTTCAAGCCGTTTGCTACGAGGGTCATGGACACCGTTTTGCGCCAGCGCGCGGGTTTGGCGAGGATCGGGTTTGAAGGAGAGAGCGTTGTGTCCGCGACTTCAAGCTGCCCGAGCGTCTTGATCTGCTGGGCAATCTCGAATTCCGCCATGGTGATCGCCGTCGGCACGTAGTTCTGTGTAGCTGTGTCGCTGCGTTCCAAGTTCTGCAACACGGCTTGCGTCAGCGAGTCATAGGTCATCGCCCAAGACGGGATGGCTGTGCTCATCAAAACTCCCGAGAAACCCCGGACTTCAGACCGGGGAGGTAGAGGGCAGCGCCGCAGGCGCTGGAAATACCCGATGTACCAAGCAGAATAGACAGCGCGGCAAACCCCGCCGTTCAGGCTCCTTAATCAAAGCCACGAAGGGTTTTCGCCAGCCGTGCACGCTTGCCTTCGACGCCGGGTTTCTTGGCCGCAGCATCGAGTTTCTTTGCCGGGATCTTCTTGTCTGCAGGGATGCCCAACTCTTTGTGAAGCGCGCCCTTGTGTTTGATCGCACCCGCGATCCAGTTCTTCTTACCTTCTGCCATGATCTTCTCCTTCAGGACTTCAAGCTGCTGGTGATCTTCTCACCGGAACGCCCCACAATGTAGCCACCCACACCGATCTTGAGCAACGCCCACATATCGGGAGGAAGAACAAGGGGGACAAGATGCGGCCCGAACCAACTCACCACCGGAAGGATAAGCCAGTTCATCGCCACAATGGCGGTAAAAGTGAGCATCAGGACGGGGCGCCAGTTCGAGGCCATCCATGAATCGGACTTCGCCTCGGCCTGAATCACATCGCTGCGCTGGGTATCGAGGTTGGTCTGGTAGTCCGTCTGCATCTTTACGAGCGCCTCTTGGTGCTCGGTCTGCACCTGAAGGATCTTGGCCGCGCTCGCCGGATCAGCGGCGATGGCCGCGTTCACAGCATCGGGGGATGACGAGGTGCCGAGAGCAGACGCCACCAGGGAACCAACAACCGCGCCCGCAGGCCCACCCAGGGCCGTTCCGAGAACCGGGGCAATGCCCGCGATGGCTTTGCCGACATCCGACCATGAAAGACTCATGCTGCTCTCCTTAGGGAGTGTCCTGCGCACCGTAGCGCAGATCCGTGGCGATGCGTCGTGCCCAGCCTTTACCGAAGGGGGACCAGTTGGAGAGGCCCGACATGAACATCAACCGTTCGGCCAAGAACCGCATGATTGTATCCGCAGCGTCCTGAGCCTTCAGAGCGGCCAGCGACACCGGCCCGAACACACCGTCGTCCGCGACGCCGACAGCCCGCTGGAGCGCCCGCAGCGCGGTGCCAACGCCACTGTTGACCGCAAAGTCAAGACACTGATAGCCGACACCCGGCGGCAACGCATCGCCATCAATCTTGCTCCAGAAGTCGCGCTCGTAGATCGCAATGGCGTCATCCCGCGTCAGACTGGCGATGTCGAGGTTGGGGTAGCTGCGTTTGCTGATCCCCCAATTCGTTTCGCCGCCCGGGTCATCGGGGTTGTTGACGTAGCCCCCTTCAATCCCGAGGACGCGGTTGATGGCTGTCAGGAAAGCGGTACTCACACCACAGCCCCGGTACCGACCTTGGGCGCCACAACCGGCACGACAGGATCAGGGGCAACGACGGGCACCTCGGGCGCGGGGGGCGGTTCAACCGGTTTGACCGGATCGGCGGCAACGGGCGCTTCGGGCGCGGGGGTTACAGCCGACGGAACCGGCGCACCGGGTTCAACGAACTTGCTCTTGAGGTGTTCGATGAACCGTGCGATTTCCTCGCGGAAATCCGTCTCGAAATTCGACAGATGGTGCTCGATTTGAGTCAGAAAATGCATTTTGTTTCCTTTCAGTTGGCACGGCCAACTACGACACGACGAATCAGCATTTGAAGCCCTGAAGTGCCAAGACTCGCCATCACCGCTGCCAGGGCGAATTCAGCGGTACGCGGCATCGCCGGGAGCCACAAGAGCGCTACCGGGGCCATGGAGGCCAGCCCCGCAGACACCAACGCCCGCCCGACGATGACGCGCCATGATAACGTTTCAGCGGAGTCGAGAATCTGTCCGAGGCCGATAAGTGCGCCGAGTACCGTAGACCAGCCAAAGAAGGAAATGTCAACGCCGTTGTTGTGATCCATACTTGCGAAAGAGTTTTTTGACACACAGTTCCGCACACACGGCAATCGCTGCGATGCTTAGAACAAGGAAGGCACTATGGAGCATTGTACCTGTCCTCTTCGACCTTAGAGCAGCATTTCCGGGTGATCGGTATCGTCAACCACGGGAGCCTGCGCCGCCACAATTTGCTGCCGCGCTTCCTGCGCGATGCGGTCGATCAGCGCCCGCACCTGATTGTGCGGAAGCGCGCCGAGGGCTTGGAGCACGAGGTTTGCATCGTCGATGCTCAGGGGGATTTGAAGGTTTTTGTTCACGGATAAATCTCCTGTTGGAAAATCAGTATTCAAACCAATAAAAAGAAGTAGAGGTATTGTTCAATATGACCGGATTCACATGAGCCATATAAAGACCACCGGGGGGAACAATGAATGTAGCCGATCCCGCGTAGCTATAGTACCCGCCACCAGCAGGAGGTTAGGTGTTCCCTGCAACTGACGCCGACGCATACGCACCGGAAACTGCGCCGCCGTTGGACACGTTTCAGCACTCAACCTCCAAAGGTCAGACGAATACATTGCGTGAACATCGTGCTAAGTTTTTTACGTATGCGCCGCGCTCAGTTTAGTGCCAGAACGTCTAGTCTAACCAACAGCGAGGCGGTAACGTAAGTACCCGCAGAGTTGCGCGTCCCAACAGTGAAAGATTGTGGTGTCAAGCCCGTGATGTACGCCTGCGCGTCGAACCCTGGATCGAGCACCTGAACAAATGGGAGTGTGTAATTGGAGTTTAGGTTGTGTGTAAATGTTATGCTGCCAGCGCCATTAAAAGTCGCCGTCCAATTAGCCGGTAAAAGCGAACCGCCTGAAGCGTTATAGTTCGCCCAATAGCTGCTGAGTAAATTCTGTTTGGGCGCGGGGCCTGACTCCGTTGCGTTATCAAAATAGCATCCGGGGCCGATAATGAACTGCGTGTTGCTGTCCCCCGACAGATACGGTCTGGCAGAGCTAGCGGTATACCCATTGAACCCCTTAAACGTGCAGCCGGTTAGGACAATGATGTTCGGGCCGGTGCTAACAATGTTGTGTGTGGTGTAAGTTGACCCAGACACACGATTAAAATTACAACCATTTATGGTGTGGACGACTTTGTTAGTCCCTGTATTGGTTATTTTTATATCTGCGTCCCCGGCATTGCCCTCAAAATACACGCCATCAATGTTTACGCCGTTACTGCCTTCGGCCCCTGTAACACTTATATTTAGCCCAGCCGTCCCGCTTACCCCCATGACCCCGTTATTGGACACTTGACCACCGATAAAATTTGTTGTCGCGCAGTTGTCGGTGATAAGCACGCCGTTTGCGGTGTTCCGATCAAAAATGCAATCTTTGAATGTGCTTGCATTTAGATGTGTGAACCCCCCAGTTCCAAGCGAGGAACTCAACCCGTTGGTGTTCCCTTCAAAAAAACACTTAGTGGCCGTCAGATACTCGACGGAATTACAGATAACCCCGGTAGATAGCTGCTCAAACCGAAGGTTATCCAGTGTCATCATCTCAACGACATTAAGGTTGAGGCCGCTTACATTGTTTATATTGTTTCTGCCAGAAATGCAAAAATCTCTATACCGCGCCTCCATAATGGAAGCAGACGCCGTGCTATTTGCGGATATGGCGGACTGCCCAGTCGTAGACGGGCACATAATTGAGCTTTGCGGCCCGACACCATAAACCGCCGCAGGCATCGGTGCACCATCGAAAGCGTAAGTACCGCCGTTTGCATAGCTAATCGACGCAGTGGCAGTAGTTTTGAACTTCCCTGATGGTATTAGATAGTTCACGCCCAATACGGCAAACAAATTCCCAAAGGCAGTAGTATTGTCGTAAACATTATCACCTACCCCACCAAAATTAACCACGCTTTCTGCGTCGGAACCCAACGCACTTGCAAGGACGACGTTCCCGGTTCCCACAGGCGCAGACGCCAGCGACGCCGCCAGCACGCTGTTCAGCTTCGCACCGATGATTTGCACCGCCCCGTTGTTGTCCTTGTAATACAGGCGACCATCGGTGATGTTGATGGCGATTTCCGAACCCCCCGTTCCGTTCGTCAGGTTCGCGGCAGCGGGCACCGCACTGGCGGTTGAACTTCCGTACAGCAGAATCGGGGTGTAACCAGTAGCGGGCATTTTACTTTTCCAAGTTCTGATCGGTGGCCGTCATGGCCCGGTCGCAGTGTCCGGGGTCTAGTTTATCAAGAAGTTTGCAGAGTAGGCACGCCCATTTCTGCGGGCGATCATGTGCGGCCCGGCTGGAGATGGACTCTCCAAGGTATCCGTTCGTCGCCACGTTGCCGAGGTCATCGAATGCCAGAGCAATGCACCACGCGCGCTCGGGGTTCGTCAGGATCGCCCACGCCATGCGCAGGAGTGCAAGCGGGGCGACAAGCCAAAGGGCAAGCCAGATCAGGATGAGAGGGTAGCGTTTCATATAAATAGACTGAATCACAAGGGGACTTATTAAAGTTGACTGCCAATATGATAGTGCTGAGCTAGCCTAGAGGCTGTTAGCGCATAGTTATATACAGCGACATTGCTTATATACCCTGGAAAGTACTCAGTGTAGGCGGCAGCGTTGCCTATTTGATTTGCTACTGCTCCACTTATCGCGGGGGACATGGCCATGGACGCCCCTGTCGCGGCTCCATTCATATAGAGTTGAGCTGACCCGGCTGTAAACACTACTGCAACATGCGTCCATGCCGCCACAGGAACTGTAGTTGCGGCAACAGGCCCTACATTAAGGCTCAAATCGCACGTAAGTGTATTCGCAGAGTTTACATACAGAAATACTCCCTCATTTGCGATGTTTGCAGTCCCTTGATTAACTATGTCGCTTCTGGCAGATGGAGGTACGGGCAAATAAATCCAACCCTCAAGTGTAAAACTGGTACCTGTAATTGTAGTGGCGGGGTATGACGCAAATCCTGTCGTTCCGTCAAAAAGAACAGACTTTCCACCCGTGTCCCCTGGGATTCCTTGCCGCAGAAGGGTATACCCCCCTGTATATGTCCCACTATCAGAATTATTCAGGCTGACGTAATCCCGCATTCCTGTGCCGGAAACGTCATCCATGCGCCAGAATTGCGAAGGAGAATCTACGAGTACCGTATCACGATACGCGCTGGAGAACAGGGAGCCATAGCTCCTGCTGGAAAGCGCTCCTCGGGCGGCAGTAATAGGCATCAGAATCTCGTTTGCGATGCAAGCACAGTGAACGTCGCAGTTCCCGTCTTGATGATAGTGTAGGAATATGCGTCGATTCCACTTGCGTAGCCGGAAATAGGAGCAGCACCGCCCTGCCAGTATGGAGTAACAGTGACACCATCAATCTGCAATGTAGCGCTGAAATACGCTTGCGCGCCCTGTGCGGTAAGTACCGCCAATGTAACAGATTGACCGACAGCCATCGCGGTATCAAGCGACGTTCCGCTTGACATAGCAATGTTAAGCGCCCAATTGTTCACTGCTGCGCCGGTGAAGTACGCTACCGCGCCGTTGGACAGATAAATGGTCTGCGCGGCTGTAGGGGGCGTTGCGCTGATCTGTGCGTCTTCTGCCGCATTCGGCAGCGATGTCGCAATATCGGCGGAAGTACCCGACAGAGTAAGATGCGTGGCCGCACCATTCAACACCGAAACAAGGCCACTTGTACTGTTTATCGCCTGTCCGAGTGCGGTTTGCACCCCCGTGCCGAGGGCCGTTGAAAGGCCACTGAGTACTTGCACGCCGGTTGCCACGGTCAGCGGGGATGTGCTGTTGCTGTACAGAAGGCCGGTGAGCGCGGTCAGCGTGATATTGCTAAAGGCTTCACTGCTGGAGCCATTGACCTTCTCCCACGCGGTGCCGTCGAATACCGCCCAATCACCGACAGACCACAGATTGACGCCGTTCAGGGTCGTCGTGCCCGCCGTTGTGACGATGTAGTAGTATCCTTTCGTCCCGACGCCCGAGGACAGTGTAGGCGCGTTCGTGCTGGCGTTCCAGCCGCCCTGATACGCCACGGCACCCGCGATCGAGGCCGGGAGCTGCGCAATAGGCACCACGCCGGTCGCGTCGAGCGATGCCACACCATTCGCCGCGCCCTTGTCGGTGATCTGCTGCGAGAGGATGGCAATCGGCGTGGAGGCCGCAGCGGTGAGCCTGCCTTGTGCGTCCGCCGTGAAGGTAGTCGCGTCCGCTGCACTCCCATAGCTTCCTGCCGTCACCGCAGTATTCGCAAGCGCGAAGGTTACGGCGCTCGCGCCGGTGAAACTGCCCCCTGAAAAGCCCGTTCCTGCCGTGAGAGCGTTCGGCGTCGCCGCCGTTACCGTCGTTGAGCTGCCGAGATTCACCAGCGCCCCGTTGATCGTCAACGAAGGGTTAACGAGTTGCGCGTTCGCGATCTGGCCGGAAAGGGCCGTCGTCGGAATCGTTGTGCTGGCAGTCGCGGGGGACGCGCCGTTACCAAACAGGTAGCCAGTCGGTGATACCGCACCGGTTCCTCCGCTTGCGGTGTTCAGGACACCCCCCAAGGTGATGACACCCGTGCTCGCCGTGTTCGGAGTCAAGCCGGTGCCATTCGCGCTGAACGATGTCACCGCTGCGCCGCCGATGGAGAACGGGCGCCAAAAGACCCCGTCATAGCCCTCAAATTGGCTTAACGTGCTGCTGAAACGGAACATCCCCGCCGCAGGAACCGCAGCGCGCTGCGCATTCGTGCCAGTGGGCACCGTGATGCTAGCGGTTCCTGGCACCACAGGATTGTCGGCCAAGCCCACTGCGGGCGCGCCAGCCACCGCAGAAGGGTCATACACAGCCGTCTGATTGGCGACCGGCTGCAGGCTTACAGGCGTAACTGTTCCGCTGTTCACCGCGAGGAAGCCGGTTCCGGTTGTCGCCGCGAGGTTGGACATAATCCCTGTCGCCAAGGAAATCGTGGGGTTGCCTGTCGTGCCGTTAGCGTTTGCAACGCTCAGACCCGCACCTACGGCGATCTGCACCGCGCCCACGGTATTCGGGCCGGTCTTGACCTGCAAACCGTTTGGCGAGGTCAGGAGCGATAGCCCCGCGCCCGTCAGGGCGATTTGGTAGGTCGATTGTGCGCCGCCGTCGGTCAGCCCAAGGCCACTACCCACACTCAGATACCGGCTGTTTGGTAGCGTGGGTTCCTGATTTAACGTCAAGAACGTCTGCGACTGCACAGGGGCGCCCGCGAGCGCGCCCGTAGTTGTCTGAACGGTCACCCCGTTTTGCACCACAGGTACCAGTTCGGTGCCCGTAATCGGCCCCGCTGCAGGGAGTTGAGTGATGGTGACATTCGCCATTTATGATCCTGTTGCGGTACTCAAATCGTCAAGATTGCCGTTGTTCTCCGGCGTCGCGGTGTTCTGTTCGGGTGATAGCGTCCACTGATCTTGCCCCGTGGTCTGAATCCCGTTCGGATTCGTGTCGATGTTCGCGTCGGGACGCGGAAACCGCAGGGTGATGCGCTCGGTTTGCCGGGCCGGGAGCCGGTATGGATCGAGTTCGTCGGCGCAGCCGTGCGTGCATACCTTCAGGCCCGGGAAGTTATGATCCGGGATCTGTTCGGTGATCGGGCGCTTCATCTTGCAACGCGCACAGATGAAAATCGCCAGCGACGCATTCCCGGTTGTGTTAAGGAATCGCGGCATGGTTATGCGGTGTAGACACCGATTCCGGGTACAAGGTAGATCGGGCTGCGGTCGCGTTCTTCCAGTTCGGCCATCGCGAAGTATTTTTCGGCCTGTTGTTCAAGATACATGACACGCTTCATATCAACCCCGGGCATTGTTTGGGACATCTGGTGCGCGAGCATGTTCTGGATCGCCATCAACCAACGATCCGGCACTGCGAGTTGGCCGCTCAAGGCGCCCACGTCCTCTACCTGAGCGGAATACCACACGGTCATTTGATAGAACGCGCTGTCCGGGGTGGGCCACAGCACCATCGTGGGCTGTGGTGCGGTCCGGTTGAACCAGAACTGGAACGGCTGATTCGCGGTGAAGTTCTTATTCGGGAGATTCGTATAGTCATCCCGGTTGAGCCGCGCCATCGTGATTTCGGTTGAGTTTGTGCCGAAATACAGTTCGCGCAGTGCCAGCGTGGTGCCCCCCGACGCAACCATCCGGTAAAACTCGGTGTTCGCGCTCGGGTCAATGTCCTGCCACACCCATTGCCCATCGGTAACGGCCTGATTCACCGCAGTGTGGAGGGTCGTCCAGTTCACACCATCACTGGAGGACTGGAAGCTGTAGTTCCACACTGCCGAACCTCCACCCACGATGTACGGCATGATGCCGATGGAACCGATGTACTGCGGATTCGTGGGGCCATAATCGACCGTGAAAGAACCGTTAGGCGCCGTCTGCGCGCAGTACGTCGAAGTATCGTGATCGGTCAAGTTTGCGACGGTGCCACCGTTCGATGAGGTGTACGCCCCTGACGGCTGTGTCATCCAGCGATACAGGGCGTTGAGTACATCGTTTGCGCCCACAGGGAGCGCGTATTCCAGTTGATTCGGCTGCAGGCCGATGACCTGTTTCTTGATGGCGAAATACTGGATACCCTGATTGATGAGGTTGCTCAGGAGCAGAAACAGCGATTGCCGGGCCGACGCGACCTGTTCGACCGTCAATTCTTCGGCCAGTTTCCCTGCGCGGCGTGCGCCGTCATCAATGAGGTTCTGAACCGTGATGACGGTTTGCCCGACAGTGCCCGAAGTCGCCATTTAGATGCCCGCTTGCACCACGGTCAAAGCGACAGAGCCGGTGCCCGCAGTGACGGCAACGCGCACCCCGGTTACGGGAAACAAGCAACTATCGAATGCCGAAGCGGTTTTGCCGGTTAGCGTCGTGCTGGTAAACCAGTTCACAAACCCCGCGCCCGGATCGTCAAAGCAATACTGAACGGAATACGTCACTGTGCCAGTGGCGTACGCCCCAAGCCCAAGGGCAACGGGCGAAATACGGGTATCAACGACAACGGGGCTGCTGTTTCCTACCCCGGTGACTGAAACAACTTGCGACTTCATGGCCGGTGTCCTTTGTGAAAGCGGGGGCCGAAACCCCCGCCGTTTACTGCCCGCCCATCAAGGCGTTCTTGATTCGCTGCAAAAGGCCCGGATTAGCCTCAAGAGCCTGCGCCGCTTGCTGCACTTGGGGTGACTGCGTAGCGGCTGCATACCCGGCGTTGTTCGCCATGTCCTGCTGGTGGGCAAGCATGTCGTAGTACGTCGCCAGATCCGCTTGGCCTTGGGGGGCGGGGACGTTCCCGACAGCCGGGGGCAAGCCCCCTGCGGCCAGCTTCGGCACTTTGCCGCCTTTGCGGAACGCCCCAGACTGCATGGTGTTTGCCACAGGTTGCGAGAGGAAATGATGCGGCATCTTGACGGCTTTGCCGTCATCAACCACGTTGCCCCCCGTGGCATAGGCTTTTTTTGCCTTACCACCCTTCTTGTAGCCACCTGCACCCAGCTTCACCTCACCGGTTCCGCGTGCGGAATCGTAACGGTCGCCGTCGGTCACGTTGCCATTGGTGAACTTGTCCTCGTTGCCTTCGATGGCTTTTCCGACACCCGGCTCCTTGGCACTCCCGCCTTTGGCATACTTCTTGGCCCGACCACCGCGCTTGTAGCCGCCGTCACCCAGGGTGACACCGCCTGTTCCGCGCGCCGGGTCGTGGCGGTCGCCATCGACGATCTTGTTCACGAACTTGTCAGCATCGCCCTCAATCGTGCCGCCGTCGGCCTTCTTGTGGATCTTGCCGCCGCGCCGGTAGCCGCCCGGCTTGCCCATGTCAACATCGCCGGTTCCCTTGGCGGGGTCGTGGCGATCTGCCGACACGACTTTGCCTTTGACGAACTCGTCAATGCGTCCGCCTTCGGCTTTCTTGTGCACTTTGCCGCCTTTTTTCAGGCCGTCATGTGCGGCAGAAGCCGGTTTGCCCGCGTGGCGCTTGAGGTCAACTTCCACCTCGATTGCAGTGGGTTTGGCCTTCCCGCCACCTTTGTACTGGTTCGGGTTCATGGCCTTGCGTCGCTCCGCCATGGACGGCTTCTTCGGGCCGCAACCTTCTTCCGCACCCATGAAATCGGACGTAGGACGCGTTTCCAAGCCGGACATCGGCTTGTGGCCGTGCTCGGCTTTGGCGTCCTTCTCGGACGCAACGCGCCCACCCTTTTTCAGCTTCAAGATCACGGACGGTTCATCCGTCATCATCTTGACCATTGGTTTGAACTGTCCCATGATCTGGCCTCCTTAGCCTGCAGCGCTGATGAACGTCACGCCCACGCGCGCACTGCCCGACGTGCTGGTCGTCGTGCTCGGGGTCACGTAGATCGGGGTGTCGGCGTTCGGATTGGGTGTTGACCACGAGGCATTCCAGGGAGGCGAAATGCGGCCCACGGAGGTCACGGCAACGCCCGAGGCGATAGAACCGGAGGCTGCGGACGTCCCGACAGCGATCGCGGTGCCCGAAGTGGAGAACGCTGTCAGCGTGGAGACGTTCATCGTGTGGATGATCGCACCAGCGGGCAGCGTGCCCACCAAAACCGGGGACGGGCTATTGAAGTTAACGGTGGCGTTAATCTCCGACAGCATCCCCGCAATACTTGTTGCACTTGACATAGCTGCTCCTTACGCGGGGTTAGGCCGCGCGATTAAAGGATTGTAAATACCGCTTTGCTTTTTCCAGTCTATCCTCGTCGTCTGCAAAAAGTCCAAGTCCACGATTGCATTTACTGCACAAAAGGCCCCTTGCTTCCCCTGATGTGTGGTCGTGATCCACCGCCAAACCCACCACTTTACCCTTGATTTGCATTGCCTCGGGAACGCTGCAAATAGCGCAACTGTGGTTCTGTTTAGCAAGCGTTTCCCGATACCACGCAAGGGATACGCCGTAGTTTCGGCGCAAATCGGAGTCCGCGTAATACTCGGGATTTGCTTCCCGAACTCGCTTTCGCCACTGCCGCACATACTCTTTGGTGCCATCGGAAGACTTAATGCTTTCCTTCCAGTAAAAATTGTCTTTAGACCAAGGTTTACTGACATCTTTCCGGCAAGCATTAACGCGGCCCCCAAGAGAACTTTTTTCGGGGCGCGGCGGTACATCATTGGTAAACGCCCAAAAATCAGCTTCCCAATTTTCCGGTATGTCTCGGCGATGGTACCGAAGCAAATTGCACCACGTTTTGTAAGCCGGGTGTGAAGTTCGCGAACCCCAATCGCCCGGACGCGTGTCGGCAACATCGCCATGCCGAAGAACGCGCATGTAATGTTTTTGACACAGACCTTTTGCGATGACAGGAGCATGACAGTTATGGACTAGACATTTAAGCGGCATTTGGTATCTCCGAAGGGCTGAAAATTTACCCTTCGGATTTTACCGGACTTGGCGTCTAAACTCCAGGCGTGCCGAACATCGAGCGCCAGTCGGTGAATCCGGTCTCGTAACGCTCGGTCGCCTTGTAGCGCATGGAGTCAGTCTCGAAGTCACCCTCCATCGTCTTCTCGAGCCGACGACGCATCATCAGCTTCAGCCCTTCGGGGGCGTCAGTCTGTACCCACCACGCAGTGGAACTGGTCAAACGGGAGAGAATGGCCGCGCCTTCGTCCAGCAAACCGATCGATTTCACCGGGTTGATGTCGTTGTTGGCGTTGCCAGTCCGCAGTACCGACTTGAGCAGAACCTCGGCCTGGAAGATGTTGCCGGGAGCCACGACAAGCTGACGCGGAACCAAGCGGATGCGCTTGCCGTTGTTGTCCGCCGACTGACGTACTTGGATCAGCATCTGTTCCAGAGAGGTCTGAGAGAGGACAGCAGCGGTGCCAAGCTGGTTGCTCTGCGTGCCGTTGACGATCGGGTGCGACGTGCTGATGAGCGCCACGCCATCGCCGCCCGGATAGGCGGAGTTGAACGCGGTGTTCAGCACGTTCGCGGCCTTCAGTTCCTTGGTTTCCACCAGTGACTGTGCCAAGTGGCGGGCGTAGACTTGGCCCAGGCGGATGTGGTCGCCGTCTTCAACCAGAACCTTCGTCAGTGCGAAGGCGAGGCCGTAGACCTTGTACACATACCGCTTGAGGAACAGCACGCCGCCTTCTTGGTACGTCACCGGAGTGCCTTCGGGCAACTGCGGGGCCGCGCCGAAGCCGTACAGGACGGGTTCTTCGTGGTAGTTACGGGGAATGCCGTCTTCTTCGCGGAACACTCGGCTCCACTCGTCGGCGCGTTGGTCATAGACTCCATCAAACGATTCGTTGAGAATCGGCTCGACGATCGATCGAAAATCAGTACTGCGCATTGGTGCGGCCATTTATCGCTCCCTTGTGTTAGGCAATTGCGGTTTCAGCACCGAAGAATTGCGAGTTGGCGATCACGACGCGCACGATGGTGTATGCGTCCCCCCAGGCATTGTCCACATACGGGGCGATGTCCACCACCCGCAGTTGACCCTGCACACCGTTGCCCACTGCAGTTGCCGCGCCCAGCGTGGCTTGTGACAGCCCGGTGGTCGTCGAACCTGCGGTGACGTTGGTGAAGTTGTACTCGTTGCCCACGGTGGTCTGCGCCATGGTGCCATCGGCCTGAATCTCGTAAACGATTTGCTTGTCGTTGTAGAAATAGGCGATGCACGAACCGGCTTGGTACGCGGTGTTCGCGGGCCAATAGTTCGAGATGCGTTCGCGG